ACGGCAGAATACATGATGAACAGTCAAAAGAAGCCTTACAGATGGGTGCTAATCTAGTTGACGATGAACAGAAAAAGAGAATTATGAGCAACATTGAGGCTCTTGATAAAGGTGGCACTCAAGGCGGTGCCGGCACTGGTACTGGTTCTGTAGAGTTTAAGAAAGATGAAACAAGTCAGAACCAAACTAACTTTGATCAACAGCAAGCCACAAGATATGCCTCAACCGCACAGATATCAGATGTGGTAAAGACACACACTGGACAGATCGGTGAGATTATGGGCTTTATCAGCATGATCACTGGTCGAGGCGAAGGTCTTGGTGGTGAAGAATTGGGTTCAGCATCTAGACCATATGAGTCAGGTGCCCGTGGTGTTCATACTATTTCATCTGGTAAGGGTGATAAAGGTGGTGTATCATACGGCGAACACCAGCTATCAACCAAAACAGGTATGATGTCTGCCTATCTTAAGTCAGAAGAAGGAAAGCAATTCGCTCATCATTTCCAAGGCATGAGACCAGGAAGCAGACCATTCAATGAGGCATATAAGAGAGTTGCGGTAAGTGACCCAGAGGCCTTTGCCAAGTCACAACATGAATACATTAAGAAAACACTCTATGATCCACTAGAGCAACATGCCAAGAAACTAGGATTTAATACAGAACATCCTGCTATGAAAGAAGCCTTGTTTAGTATGGGTGTTCAGCATGGTGGTGCCAAGAGAATTGTATCAAAGGTCAAAAGCGCCGCTGGTTCAGCCATCGAGGATCAGATCAATGCTCTGTATAATGCTAGAGAGAAGTATACCAAGCATAAGTTCTCGGAGCGTTATTCGCAGGAAAAGAAGGATGTTTTGGCACTAGCTAAACCAGCACCTAAGATCGAAACAGCACCACCAAAGGAATCAATGACTGCTAAGATCACCAAGCCATTTAGAGACTTGCTCGGTCCTGAACCTGCACAGGCCAAGCCAATAACAGAAGGTGAGAATACCACACAGGTATTTGATAGAATGAGAAAGCTAAAGTCACCTACTGCTAATGTGCCTGTAGATAAAAGTTCGGTTGATTTTGCACCATCTATTATGGATGAAAACTATATCAAAAAGCTAGAAATGTCACCAGCTAAACCTGATAGACAAAGCATGTCACCAGTTGAGAAGCAGCAAAGTCCTATTACTATGAATCCAATGGAGAATAGACCAGCACATATGCAGCCAACACCTTCGCTGGCTCGTGCTATGGATAATACTAGAGGTATTGTCAGCAGTAACTATACATCATTGACCAATACAAAACTAGGATAAAAAAAGAGGGGCAAAATGCCCCTCATAAAACCACTATTAGTTTTTCGTTCTATTAGTCGTCTAAGTCAGCCAGTTCTCGGAACATGGCCAAATCTTCATCTTCTTCCTCTACTACCGGAGCCTTCTTAGCAACTGGCTTAGACTCGGTGAATGGAACATCTTCCTCATCCTCGACAACTACCTTCTTAGCGGCAGGTGCTGGACGAGAAGAAGCAATACCCATAACATCATCAAAGCGGCGCTTTAGTTCATCATAGGTCTTGAACTGCTTTGGATCGATAATCTCGTTTAGAGAATACTCTGACTTCCAAATCTGCTCCATTTCAGCCTCGTCCTTTGTTAGAGGACCTGGTGCCAAGAATGTTGACTCATCATAGTTGGGGAAGCCACTCTGACGGGTCATCTTTAGCTTGAAGTTCGCACCACTCCAAAGGCAGTAAGGATTGATAGCTTCCTCGGACTCAAGGTCTGGGTTCATCATCTTTGTTAGCTTGTCAAAGATTTTCTTACCATACTTGAATAGGAAGACCTTACCTTCATTCTGAGGATTCTTAGGGTCACTCACAACATAGATGTTAGAAACATAATGCAAGCGGCGCTTCTGTTCACGGGCCTGCTTACGCTCTGGTGAGTTATCATCAGAGTTAGAGTTCCATAGCATAGAGTTATATTCAGAGACAGGATCTTTAACACCCTGACCGAGGGTAGTCAATGACTTCTCAATGTACCACTTACCGGTTGTTTTGCTCTGAAAACCATGGTCCCAATACTGAACCCATGGTAGTGCATCGTCACCGTCCACAGCGGCACCTGGTAGAAAGCGAATGACAGCTAATGCGTTACCAGCCTTATCAGGTGTTGGCTTCCAATAGTTGTCGGTGTTATCGGCATTCTCGTAGGTTGGCTTATTGACTTCCTCAACCTTCTTAAGTAGCTTGGTGAAGTCCTTGGACTGTTTCTTGAGGTTTGCAAAATTCATTATATTTCTCCGTATGTTCGATGTATGTTCGTATTATCCACAGTATCATAATGTAAGGTCGTAGTATAACAGGGGTTTTCACCCCTGTCAAGTGGTTCTTGGTAACTTTTCAGAGATATCAAGACCAAGGGTAATATGAACTACCTTACCCTTTTTAATTTCATAGTCATTATGGTTCATCCATAGGCGATAGATGTATTCTGACGCCTGGGCAGGCGCATGTTCCTTGATGATGATTTCCATTGAATCAATTAGATCGTCTCTTGTCATACCTTTCTCCTTCTAAAAGATAGAAACCTCACAGGGAAAACCATTGCGAGAGTGTTCTTACCTATTTAGTCACCATTCTACCGCAGGATCATTCAAATCTTCCCATTCCCATTTGCCGATAGAGTCCTTATTGGTCTGCTCCACGGCTGAACACTCAAATCTTATCTCTGGCATGGTCTTTTCACCCCATGTCCGACGAGGGTTAGCACACATATAGCAGCGAGGATTGCCGCAGTCCATGGCGTGCATCTTATGTAGGCGGTGCTTGTTATTGTCGTTATAGTAACCGTGGTGATTACTCTTGGCAATATCAAACTGCCGCTCTATATGACGGTCTTTCTGCTGGAATCTCTTTTGTCTCTTTTCTTTGCTCATTCACGATACCTTTCAGTATGTCTTTCATCTTCACTTTATCATACTTTAGGAATGGTCTATACTTACTTATCTTTCGAGAAATTTTAGGCCATATGGAATCATCGTAGTATATCTTATCATACTTGCTGGTGAAACCAAGCAGGTCGTCCAGTATCACCATCGTCTCTATCGATACGACACCACGCAGGAATAGAGTAATAAGGTCAGGATACCGATCCTTACTGGCAGAGAACGACCGTTTAATATCAGTCTGATTGAAAATTCTGTCCATGTCATTGGTACAGACATATGATAAAGCCTGTCTCCGTCTTTTATAAGCAGTATAGACCTCGTCGGCTTCTTCATCTATGAACTCCAGTATGTAGTGCTTGTCTTGTAGAAGGTTGGCTATGAATAGGTCTCTCAACTCTTTGGCATCATAATCTCTGGCCACCTTCTCAAAGAAAGCCCTGTCGGTTCTTCTGTTATATGAATCCTTATTGGCACGTAGCTTGCCACACATAACAAAGAAGTCATAGTTATCTTTGGTAAAGTGTGTTCGCAAGGCCAAGAATAACATATACGCACCGTAACCGGAGAGATGCTTCATTTTGTCTTTGCAAGATATTCTTCGTAGAAAACATCAGCATATTCTCTTTGGCTCTGGCGGAAAGCATCAACATATTCTTTTTGGCTCTGAAAACCGCCCACCGGGAGTTCGTATGCATCCAACATCACGCCCGCAGCTTCTTCTTTCAATTTTTTCAACTTCTCATAAGACTGCATCAAAATATTACCATATGATTGTTCTTCTTTTTTATCTGTTTCAAGCACCCAACCTTGATTGAGGAAGTTGCTCTTACGATATATCTGATTTGGTTGTTCAAGTTGTTTATTGTTCCACTTGAGGATCTTATTCTTGATACAGTCAAAGGTCTCACGAGTGATATAGAGTTTATCTTCCTCAGGAACATATGACACCTTGCAATGCTTATAATCAAAGTGAGCGATTAGTTCCTCACGGGTCTGATACTTGGTGAGAATATACTGTGCCTGTGTTTTAGTATTATTGATAACATCAAGAATGTTTGTATTGTGCATATACGACATCATTTCAGAACGGCGCATTATACCATGTTCGGTCACATTGACCTGCGTCGGCGCCGAGGCATTGTGAAAACCACCGGTCAACTCGTTATAAACAGCAGTATCATTATTCAATACAAAGATATCAATGTCCTTGAAAGGTTTGTTCTGTAGGACACTGGTAAAGAAACCACCAGCAATCACAACATTGCGAGTGATGCCATTCCACAAAAGGTTACGGTTTCTGATTAGAGTTCTGATATTGCTCTTTGCTTTTTCAATATCATATACTTCATATTCACTAAACATCATATCACCATATTATAGAGGGAGTTGGGAGGTGTTTGACTTTTTGAGGTAGTGGAGGTCTTCGGCTTCTAATTTGATCTTGGATTTGAGGACGCCAGAGATAAGTTTAGCGGCTACCTCTAACTCAAAACCCGTTTCTTCACAATACATGACAACTGCATCAATGTAAGGAATGTCTTTCATGTAGACCATCTCCTCGATGGCCATACTAAACTTTTGGATATCTTCGGCGTTCATACAAACATTCCAAAAATGCCAGAGAGAAGGGAGATTGTGACGGCAGAGGCGATGGTGATCTCAATCGAACCAGTTGCCCAGTAGCCGAGAATAGCACCAAGAAAGATGCCAGCAAAGGCACAGATATAGACGTTGGTGCTTAGAGCAAAGTTGAACTCTCGCATACCAGTGTATTTGTCTTTCTCACTCATAATATAATCCTTTCGTGAAGTGGGCCCGTTCTGTTTCGAGGTGGAGCCCATACCCAAAGGATTACGCTGCTAGAGCGAAAGCCTCATATGCATTGTTATCGTTTGCATTTACGATTTGCTTTCGGTCTCCTTACGACCTTACTGAATCCTGTCGAACCTGAATCGCCCCCATCAAAGATACACAGTCGCTTCCCTTTTCTACAGACACATGGATTTGCGAAACCCCTCCGTTGTCTGTCTCCCTCCGGATGACGTCCCGGAGCATTGGGCTGTGTATCTATGGTGGAGGCGGTGGGAACTGCCCCCACGTCCAAGAAACCTATGTTTCGTCTCTCAACGACCTAAGCATAATATTTATAACATATCTGATTTGAAAAGTCAAGACTAAAGTGGAGCAAAAGTCTTATTATGTCCGTCTATCGATAAGGTAACGGCACTGACATAGTGGCACTCTTTAGTTCCGGGAATTGAGAAGCCACCTGAACCATGCCAGTGAAATGCAGGAGCGACACACTCACCACCATTAATGTTAACCAGCGAAACATCCATCACCTTCTTTGCCTTACAGTGGATGATATGGCTATCACTAACTTTCTTTTCGCATGATATGTCATCCGATGCCATAGCTGTTCCACTCATCATTGTCAATAATACTACAAGCCGTTTCATTTGTCAATCTTCCTTTGCTTCTCAACAATAGCCTTTAACTTCTCACTGTCCGCCTTGTGGTTGACCCGTGTGTAATGCAAACTTGGGTAATATATCATCTTGACAGGAACATTACCGAAGTAGAACTTTTCCACCTTATCAATCACGAGGTCCTCCTTACTTGTTATGATGTATAGTTCGTTGTAGACCTCATCCACATAGACCTCGAACACATATCTTGTGGCAAACTCTTCCAATATGGATATGATATCCAGTGGGTTGATATCAATGTCATTGATCTTGCATAGTCTGGTCTTAGATATGAAATGAACACCATCATCCTCACGGACAATATCATCAAAGACAAACTCTTTATCATTCACAACCGTGTGTATTCTATCACCAACTATTCGGGTATCATAGAAGCCAGTGGTTGGGCGCCCCAAGTATGTTGGCTCAAATGTATCTACATTGTGTATATCCAAACGAGGTAAGAATACTGGGCCACATATCTCGGAGCAGCCAAACACGCTGACAATATCCTTTACACGGCCAGTTTTAACTATCGGCTTCCACTTTGGTGATATGAATGATAGTAGATAGAGAGAAGCATCAGGTAGGTTCTTATTGCGACAGTTCAATGAACCTAAGAAACAGTTGACCTCACCGCCATTAGAAAAGAATACCTTGGTTATGCCTTTGTCTATACAGTCATCAACAAGCGTATCAACAGGATCACGACCGTGTGAGAATACCTTAAAGTAATGCTCTTTACATGTCATTAGAGCAGGCAGTAACAGAGAGATAACACCACCATGATTGAGGCTTGATAGATGAACCATCTTGTCGTCTCTATCGTAACCGAGGGCACTCCGATTATACTGACAAAGTTTATATAGAAACTCGTGTGTGTATCCTATTAGCTTAGGATCACCAGTCGTACCGCTACTGGTGCAACAAAAGGCCACAGTATCAGGTGTGGCATGTATTGGTGTTTCTTCTTTTGTTCTGAAAGTATCACTCATGATCTTCCATTCCAGAGGACCATAGCTGATACATTGCTTGGCGTTCTTTCTGAAATGCACAACACCCATACTTGTATCAGTTGCAGTAAGGTATTGTTTCAGATAAACAAAGTAGTCCAGTGGAAGGTGAGCATTGCTCTTTGGTGATTGGCATTGCTTCTCATTATCAGGTCGGTGCAATGTAACAACACGCATACCCAATTCAAATCCAGCAAAGATTAGAGCATAGTAATGTATCTGTGTATTATCAAACAAAAGACCAATCTTATCACCAGGTTTCGCACCACGGTCTATAAGATTGATCTTCCAATAGTTGATAAACTCACATAAGTCTTGTTTAGAATAGCCGTTGAATGTAGCATCATCACGGATAATATCACGGGTAATAATCATTCAGCGTCAATCTGGTTTTCAAACTCCTCTATCCAAGGAGTTGGTGGTTCTTTAATGACAAGGTTTCGAGGTATTGTCGAGGAGAAGGCATTTACCGACCGTCCCGACGACGCAACCTGATAACCCAAGACTAAGAAACACCAATGCGACTGCAAGATAAACTTTCTTCATTTGTATTCTCCTATTTCTTTCTTTGCTTCTTTGGTTCTTTCTTTACCACGAAGGTCTTGAACCACACAGCACTTACATGATAAGAGTTTATACTTCTTACCTTTGAGATTGACTTGACCTGCAACGTTTCCAATATGGAGAGATTTCATAGTCCTGTCTCATCTCTAAACTGCCTTACCTTTCGAGCCAACTCTGGTATATAATCTTTACGGTTACGGACAAACACTTGTGGTTCGTGGTGATCAACGGCGATCATAACCACAATCTGTTTTGCTTTAATGCCTGTCATCTCCTCATACATCAAAGAATAACAGGTACATTGTTCAAAGTAGTTTAGAATCCATTCCTCTTTCTTAGGCTTTAAAGATGTTTTAAAGTCAATAATAGAAGGGATGCCATCATACTCGGCAATACAATCCACCTGACCAGCAAGACCAAGAATTTCGCTATAAAGCATAGTTTCCAAGTAGTGAACATTATCAACTCTATCTAGAATGGGAAGAAACTGATTAAAGGCGTGCTTCATATCAGGCATCACTTTGTCATCGAGGAATCCTTCCTGATTAGAGATATAAGATTCCATAAGAGAATGGAATTTTGTACCTCGGCGGCTTGCTCGTGCCGAGATTTTGTTCGCTTCTTCTTCGCCGACTTTTTTTCTCCATTTCGCAATAGAGTCGCCTTTGAAGTGAGATAGAAAAGTCGTAACCGAGGGGAGTTTAGTACCCTTTGGCGAGATGTAAAATCGCTTGCCATTATATTCTTCTCTTTTCAGATTTACAAGAACAGGATCGTTATAGATATGTCTAAAAGTTTTCAACAGCCAGAATAGTGGTCATCATATTCAGAGACCTCACCTTTCTCGTCTAACTGGGCTGCCCAGTTGCCGAAGAAACCTTCTGCACGACGGAAATCATTACCACGAACATTCTTAACACATGCGTCAACGGTCATGGCGGCACCATTACGCTGATCTAATGGAATGTTGTTTTGAGAGATTAGTCGGAACACATAACCAACGTAGTCAAGGGCTTCATCCTTATCCACTTTACGGTTGTTTTTGAGTTCCGACACCAAGACGTTAATACTGTTTTCAACAGTTCCTGACATATTATACCTCCATGATATAGTCTTATTATATAGTATGCTTTTTAGAAAGTCAACTACCTGGTGATTTCTTCCCAGTCCATTGAGCCGAAACAAGTGCTTGTATCTGTGCCTGCTGCTATGGCTAATGTGAGTGGTGTTGCCACTCCTGTGAATGAGTTTCTTTCCAACTGGAACTTGAATAGAGCCTCTTTGAGAACGTCAATAGAAGGTGATGCCTGTGTGGATGAATTGACGAATCCAGAAGCCATAACTCTACCGCCTGTAATAGCGGTGCCATCTATTGTATATTCAACGGCTGAATCGGCGCTTGCTGGAGTCCATGATGCCGTTGTAACTGTTCCACCAGTTATGACTTGCCAGTTGAAATCTACACCATTACCACGACCTAAAATAGATAGTGCGGTCATAATAACGATGGCATCTAATGCTGTTGATTTCAGTCTTATTGAAACAACTGGATAGAATACACCTTTTGTAGTTAGTGCTTTTGGTGCTGTTACGACGGTACTAACGGCTTGCTGTGAACCTCGCAACTCATATCCACCTTCCGAAATAACAGAAGAACAGACTTGCTTCATAGTGCTATTGTTTGCCGTGACGGCTGTATTCTTGATTTCTTGACGCAACGGCAATGACGCTGTGGTCATGTATGTTGATGTTATTAGATTGGCATGATGAAACGAATGACAATGAATTAGCTGACCATCAATAACGAAACCACATCTAACTGTACCAAGACCTAACCACTCAACATCAATAAACAAAATCTGTGCTTTTGAAATGTCTAGTGTAACACCTGATGGACTTGATGCTACAGTACCAAGCATTGTGTCCATATTCCAGTCGGCTTGATTTACTCTTGTTTCTGCGATTGTGCCAGTGGTGTTTGATCTTTGAACAAATGAAAGTGTAGATCCATTAAGTTCAAGATAGATGCCATTATCAACACCGTAATAACCAACTCTCTGTCTAAGATTGGGCTTGGCTGTATTCATAACAAATGTGGTTAGAATCTGTAGTGATTTGCCTGGTTGATATGAGAATACTTTAGTTGTCTCTCTAACGACCTCGGCATTAGCAGCCGTTGTCACGTTCATATTAATTAGACCCTCTGTGGTAGAGAAGGCGAACGTAGAATTGCCAGAGGTGTTTGCTGTGTTCCAGAGTCCATTATCTTTGAAACGATGGCTGGAATCAAATAGAGTGAGAGGAGTAGACATTCTGGCTCGGCCGAAAGCATCGACAGCCATACCCGTAGGATTAGCTGGACCAACCTGATTACCATACTGGTCAGCTAACATTACCACTTCAAAGAGAGTTTTCTCTTGATTAAGATATTGATGTGTGTCTATGCGAAACTGTGCCATGAAAGTCTACTCCTTACATTATGTGTATTATTTAGTCACAGTCCCATTTCAGTCTTTTGAATGATATACTCCTTGACAACGCCCGAGCGGACGATGTCCTCAATGCCAAATTCAACATGGTCGAATGATGGCATACGGCGAGTAATGCCCATCAGTTCTTTGATACCTGTCTTTTCATGTGGCTTGTGTAGATCGGACTGGCGATAGTCTCCACAGAAAATGATCTTAGAGTTATTGCCAATGCGTGTCATGACTGTATCAATCTCTTGGAATGTCATGTTGTTGCACTCGTCAACAATGATGATTGAGTCGTTAAAGGTCA